AAGTATTTACAAAAAGGTCATGTATTTTTATCTTGTGCCCGTTCTGAAGGATGGAACTTACCCTTAATAGAGGCAATGGCATGTGGTACCCCTTCTATATATTCTGATTGTAGTGCTCAACTTGAATTTGCTAAAGGAAAAGGACTACCGGTTAAAATAAAAGGAACAACCCCCGCTTTAGGTGGAGAATATTCAACATATTCCCAATCAGACCTACCAGGAGACTTTTATCAACCTGATTATGAAGATTTAAAAAAGGTAATGAGAGATGCTTATGTTAATTACAAAAAACATAAAAAAAGAGCATTAAAAGAATCTATTGAAATACGAGAAAAATTTACTTGGGCCAATATGGTAAAAATTGCTGAAAAAGAAATTGACCATTTAATGGATAACCTTCCTCCTAATAAAATTGAAATTAGTTTTGTAAATGGTCCTAAAGTAGAAGTTTTTGGGCCCCATAATGAAAGTTATAAAATAGAATTTATAGATGGTAGAACAGATAAAATAATCCATTCATCTACTATTAAAAATGGTATGTGGACTAAATGTTATAAATCATACTATATCCCCTGGGTAATTAAAATTAATGGTAAAATAAAACATAAATTAGATTTAAAGGATCAAATAGTAAAAATATCCCTAGAATCTAAGTCTATCGGGGATACCTTAGCATGGACTCCTCAAGTTTTAGAATTTGCAAAAAAACATCAATGTAAAGTAGCCTTAAGTACTTTTCATAATGAATGGTTTGAGGGATTAAAAGAATATAAAAATATAATTTTTACAAAACCCGGAGAGAGATTTCAGGCTTATGCTCACTATCAAATAGGTTGGTTTAAAAGTGAAAATAATGATTGGGATAATCCTAACGATCACCCAACCCCACCAAATACAATCCCTTTAATCCAAACTGCTACAGATATATTAGGTTTATCACATATAAGTAAAAATACGGGATTAAACTTTAAATTAAAATCCAGACCTATAAAAGATAAATATATCTGCATAGGACCTCAATCAACTGCAGGTTTAAAAGAATGGCCTTATCAAAATTGGAGAAAATTAGCTAAAATTTTACATGCTGAAGGTTATAAAGTAGTAAGCTTATCTTTAAGTGGATTTAAGGGAACTAATATTATAAGCAAAGCAAAACTTCCATGGGAAGAATTATTTAACTACTTACACCATGCAGATTTATTTATAGGATTAGGTTCAGGATTATCTTGGGTTAATTGGGCTTTAAATAAACATACAGTAATGATAAATAATTTTGTTCCTTATGGGTATGATATCCCTAATAATTTAACTAAAATAGAAAATCATAAAGTATGTAATGGTTGTTGGGTAAGCAAGGATTATGTATTTGACCCAGGAGATTGGGATTGGTGTCCTGTATTTCAAGGAACTGAAAAACAACATATTTGTCAAAAATCAATAACTGTAGATCAAGTGTATAATAAAGTTTTAAGTGTGTTAGATGAGCAAAAAAAATAAATTTACATGGATAACCGGTGGAAATGAAGGTTACCTATCTATGATAGAAGTATTAGCTGAAAGTTTACTAAAGTATTCGGAATATAATCTTATAGTTTATAGTTTTAATTGTAATTCTACAATTGATTTACCTAATGTAACTAATAAAAGAATTGATTATACACCTAAGTCTACGTCAAATTCTACACATGAGCCTGACTTATTAAACAAAGATTATTCTATTTATTTTGCTAAGTATTTAGCAAGTTTAGATTCACTAAATGAGAATTTTAATGATTTTGCTTGGATAGATGGTGATGCCTTTGTAACAGAAAATATAGATTTTTCATTACATTATTTACCATCTTTAAAAGATTATCCTCTATTTATGAGATACTTCAACCCCGATATAGCTCAATGGAGAACCTATGGGGGTATAAGATTAGAAGGTAGATATGGTAATGAATTATCTTCAATAAAAAATATAAAAAGAAACCCTAATGATAAATTAATAGCATCCGGTTTTTATTTTTATAATAAAGAAAGTAAACCTTTTTTTGAAAAATGTTTAGAATGGAATAAAGAATTAGACCAACATTCAATTAAAATTTATACCGATGATAATGCTTTTTCGGAAGAAAGAGTAGCTAATAATATATTATGGGAAGAAGATAAAAAAGAAAATTTACCCATTACCTGGAATAATTATTATAGTTCAAAAGAAGAAACAATAGTAAATCCTTATTATTTAAAACAAGGATTCGATGTAATGTATGATACAAACACTCACCAAATATATTTCATTCATGGTCCAGACCCATCAGTAAAACCTAAAAATGCTAAAATATTAAGACAAATATTTAATGATTATCAGGCAAAAAAACTAATGATTGTTGCACACCCAGATGATGAATTAATATTTGGTGGGGCTGAATTAATAAAGCATGGTCCAGAATATAAAGTTATTTGTCTTACTAATAAATCAAACGATACCCGAAGTAAAGAATTTGAACAGGTAATGAAAAAATTAAAAGTATGTTCTTGGGAAATGTTTAATTATGAGGATACATTATACCCCACCCAACAATTTGATTTAGAAAACATTATAAATAGTAGAAAATGGGAAAAAGTAGTTACACATAATCCTATAGGTGAATATGGTCACCCACAACATAAATTAGTATTTGATGCTGTACTTAATATTACTGATAATTTTTACGTATTTGGTAAATCTCAACAAAAATTAGATCAAAACCTTTTGGATACTAAAAATAATTTACTTACATTATACCCTTCAGAAACTTCCATTATAAATCAACTATTAATTAATAATGGAGATTGGTTTAAAAGTGATAATCCTTTTACTAATTATATCGAATATGAATGTATCGAAAAATATGATGTTAATAAAAGAAAAAACAACTATATAAAGTGTTATGAAAAATAATTTAATAATAATTCTTTCTCATTGTGATACAGAAGAAAAAAAGGAAGTATTAATAAATAATGTTAATAAATTAAAATCTAATAATTTTGATATTTTATTAGTATCCCACATCCCTATTCCTCCCTCTATCCAAGAATTAGTAGAATATTTTATATATGATAAAAGTAATCCTATAATTAATTGGCCAGAAAGAGGTATGGTTTTTTGGCAAAAAATAGGAGATAATATTGTTTATCGTTTACTAAATATATATCCTGATTATGGTTGGACTGCTTTTAATCAAATTTTACTAGGTGGTAATCTAGGTTTATCTTTAAATTATAATTATTTTAGTTTTACAAATTATGACATTCAATTAACTGATTCAATAATTGAAGCATTAAAAAGTCCTGTTCCTTTTTTAACTACAAAAGTAAAATCAATTCATGATACAGAAGTTAGATATCCAAGCTTTTTACTTAATATTATAAGTAGAAAAAATTTAAAGAATATATTACCTTTAATTAATAAAGAACATTATATAAAGGATACACATTTATGGAAAGAAGGAGGTAAATTTAGGGATGCTGAGGAATATTGGGAGCATTTAATAACTAATTTTTCTTATACTGTTTATCCTAATACCATAGTAGATTCAATAAATTTTGATAATGTTAAAACTTTATTTACCAATAACAAAAATAATATAGATAAATTTAAAATATTTTTTCAAAATAATAATACCCATTCTGCTATTTCAAATAATGGGATACCTGGAGTCTTACTTTATGAAGTTAAAATCCCTAATTTAAAGCTAGTAGTTAATGAAAAATACACTTCTATTAAAAAGGGAAAAAATGAATATATACCATTACCTAAAATTAAAAGAATAGGAGTTATGATAGATGAAGAATATACAGATCTTACAGAAGAATATAATAAATCAATATATCAAAAAGTAGATTTAATTGAATAAAAACTAATTAATATTTATAAACAGTAACAACAATGAGTAAAAAAATCAAATTATCAGAAGAAGAATTAAAAATTCTTAGAGAATACCAAAAAAAACAAAATGCAATTACTTTTGACTTAGGGCAAGTTGATATCCAAAAAGCATTTTTAGAAGGGCAAAGATCTTCCATTTTAGATGGATTAGCAGATTTACAAGAAAAATCTAATAAAACAGCTAAAGAGCTTCAAAAGAAATATGGAGATGGAAATATAGATTTAGAAACAGGGGAATTTATTACTCCAGAATAAGTTTTTGAGCCTTTCTTTAATATTTATAATAAAACAATTATTAAAATAATAAAAATAAGATGGCAGAAACATTAATATCTCCAGGAGTATTAGCAAGAGAAAACGATCAATCACTTGTTACAGCTCAACCTTTAGTAAGAGGTGCGGCTATAATAGGCCCAACCGTAAAAGGTCCGGTTGAAAAACCAACCTACGTCAGTTCATTTAGTTCATTTCAAGCAATTTTTGGAGGAGCATTAGAAAGTGGGTCTACTGATTACACTTACTTAACTTCAATAGCAGCTAACAACTACTTTTCAAGTGGAGGTAGTTCTTTATTAGTAACAAGAGTAACAAGCGGTTCTTTTTCACCTGCTTTATCAACAACTATTCAAAATAATGTTGAAACCGGAGATGGAGGGTTAGTAGGAAGTTTAACAACTTGGGTTGGTGGTACAAATACTGGTGATTTTGCGAGCACTTATAATGATGTAGCAATAACAGGAGTAGCGGGTGCTGGAGCAACAGCTACTGTAGTAACAGCATTAAATGGAGAATTAGTACAAAGTTCAACATCAACCGCAATAACAGGAGATGGAACAAATGCTGGAGCCTATGATCCTAGTGTACAATCAGCAGCTATAGCAATTAATGCCGGAATGGTGGATACACCAAATGCAGAAGGTGGGTCTATTTTGATTTCTACGGATGCAAACGGAGCAATAACAACTGCTACCTTTGAAGCGGCCAATAGTGTAAATTATGTTGATGGATCAACAATAGAAATTCAATCTTCTACTTTAGAAAGTGACCCTACTATAAATTCCACAGGTACAGGTACTTTTGGGAATGTAGTAATAACTTTATCATCTGCTAACTTAGTAGCAGCAATTTCAACTGTTTCTATTGTAGAAAATGGAGCAGGATATATAGCAGGTAATGTTGTTGAAATAGGTGCAGGATTATTAGGTGCTGGATCTTTATTAGCACAACATACTTTAGTTAACGATGACATTGCAAATGCAAATGCCTTTACATTAGAAACACTTTCCGAAGGAGACATAATGAATAACACAACACCTGCTGGATCAGATACAGGTGGAACAGAATTACCTGGGGGCGCATTAGCACTTGGATCTGCTGATAATATAAGATGGGAAATTACAAGTGTAAATACAGCTTCAGGTGTATTTTCATTGATAGTTAGACGTGGTAATGATAATAATAATCAAAAAGTAGTATTAGAATCATTTAATAACATCTCTTTAGATCCCTTTTCTCCAAATTATATTTCAAGAGCAATTGGTGATATTACTTCAAATGTTGTAGTAGCAGCAGACGGTTCAGGAACATATTTACAAGAATCAGGATCTTACCCTAATGTATCTAATTATATAAGAGTAAAACAAGTAAATTTCAATACCCCACATTATTTCCAAAATAATGGAGTAGCAAAACCAGAATTTACCTCATCTTTACCAATAATAAGTTCAGGTTCATTTGATGAAGCAGTAGGTTCAAACCTTAACTCAGTATCATTCAACCGTTTTTATGATAAAATTGATGGAACAAATACTCAAGGTTTAATTGGAACAGATTATACAAATGCTATTAATTTATTAGCTAATCAAGATGATTATCAATATAATGTAATCTCAGCACCAGGTTTATACTATTCAAATTATGCTAACCAGTGTAATTTAATAAAAAATAATACTATTGCAAGAGGAGATGCTATTTATATAATGGATTTAGTTCCTTATGATACAGCAATTAACACCGTATTACAAAATGCGTCATCATTAGATACTAGTTATGCAGCCGCATATTGGCCTTGGTTACAAACTGTTGATCCAAATACAGGATTATTAGTTTATGTACCAGCTTCTACTATGATTCCTGGAGTATACGCATTTACAGATGCTTCAAGTGATCCATGGTTTGCACCAGCAGGTATTACAAGAGGAGGAATGGGTTCAGTAGTAAGAGCTGAAAGGAAATTAACATCAGCAAACAGAGATACTTTATATGAAGGTAATGTTAATCCAATTGCTACATTCCCACAACAAGGAGTTGTAGTATTTGGACAGAAAACACTACAAAAAGCAGCAACTGCTTTAGATAGAGTAAATGTACGTAGATTATTAATTACACTTAAAGATTATATTTCTCAAATCGCTGATAACTTAGTATTTGAAGCAAATACAATTGCTACAAGAAATAATTTCCTAACACAAGTAAATCCATATTTAGAAAGTGTTCAACAAAGACAAGGATTGTATGCATTTAAAGTAGTAATGGACGAAACAAATAATACACCAGATGTTATTGATAGAAATGAGTTAATCGGACAGATTTTCTTACAACCAACAAAAACAGCTGAATTTATTATACTTGATTTCAATGTATTACCAACTGGAGCAACATTTCCAGCATAAAAAGAAAAAAACCGAATATTTATAATAAAATAAACATATAAAATGGCAGTATTAAACCCAAACGAAATATTTTTCACAGCTTTCGAGCCAAAACAAAAGAATAGATTTATAGCTTTTGTAGATGGATTCCCAGCATACATTATGAAAGGTGTAGGAGCCGTAACTGTATCTCAAGGAACAGTACCTTTAAACCATATTAACGTTCAACGTTTTGTGAAAGGTAAAACAACTTGGGGAACTATTCAGTTTACACTATTTGACCCAATTACACCATCTGGTGCACAATCAGTAATGGAATGGGTTAGATTACACCATGAATCAGTAACTGGTAGAGATGGTTATAGTGATTTCTATAAGAAAGATCTTACAATCAATGTACTAGGACCTGTAGGTGATGTTGTATCAGAATGGATCATCAAAGGAGCAATGATTACAGAAGCTTCATTTGGTGATTATAACTGGGATCAAGAAAATGCTGCTCAAGAAATTACAATGACAGTTCAACCAGATTACTGTGTATTAAATTTCTAAAAATTTTACTCACCCCTAATTTCTCAAAAAACGCTTGGCTTCGGTCAAGCTTTTTTGTATATTGAACGTCAATATTAAAAGGGATAGTTCTTTAAACATTTAAAAAAGAACAAAATATGGAAAATTTAGAATTTATGTTAGGTGTCCTATCCACAGTAGGTATATTCTTAGTAGGGTATGCTTCGATAGGAGTGTTTAAGTTAAAAACCAAAGTTAAAAATGTTAACCAATCTGTAGATAATGCTTATTTAGCTATGGATGAAATAGGCAAAGATCATTACAATAATATTAATGATTTGCGATTAGATTACCAAAACCAAGTTGATGAAATTTATAGAAATATGGATTCAAGATTTGATAAGTTTGAAAATAGAATAAATAAATAAACAATAACCGTTTTAAGAACTTCCCTTCTTAATATTTATAATTGATAAAAACGTTTTAACCAAATAAAGATTATGGCTGAATTTAAATTCCCAACAGAAGAAATAGAATTACCATCTAAAGGATTAATATATCCTAAAGACAATCCCCTATCTAGTGGTAAAGTAGAAATTAAATATATGACCGCTAAGGAAGAAGATATTCTTTCAAACCAAGCATTTATTGAAAAAGGTACGGTATTAGATAAACTTTTAGAATCTGTAATAGTATCAAAAATTAATATTAATGATCTTATTGTAGGAGACAAAAATGCTATTCTAATTGCAACTCGTATATTAGGGTATGGATCCGATTATAAAGT